ATCAAAGACGGCAATGCAACGGTGGACGAAACGTTCCCCGCAGCGCAGCCGCCGGATAAAGGCAAAGTCAACCTCGCTGACATCAAGCCCGGCACGGAAGAAAACCGCGGCCATGGCAACGAAAACATCAAAGCCGGCGACCAGCTCACCGAGCAGCTCGAGAAGTCCGTCGCTGCCTTGATCTGTACCGCTGAAGACTGGCAGGACATCGAAACCGCTGCAGCTGATGGGAAGGTGAAGATGTCGAAAGTTTACGAACACATCATGTCGACGATGGGTTGCAAGCCGGCCGAGTCGTTGCCGAAGTCGCGCAAGGGCGAAGTCACCGCCTGGATTGCGGCGCAGAAGAGATAGCGATGCCCGTCGCGACTGAATCGAAAACCTGCGAGAAGTGCGGCGGCGAGAAACTGTGGCGCGATTGCTACAGCTGCGACGAAGACGGAATGGTCGATCACGACTGCGGCGAGGACTCGTGCTGCTGTCTTGATCCCGTTCCGAATGTTAGGTGCGATGTTTGTCGCGGCAAAACCGGATGGCTGCAGTGTCCGAGCTGCCATCCCTGGGAGGACTGAGATGGCCGGCTATCTCCCCGACGGCGTAACCCAAGCCGACATCGATCGCCATGCGAACGGCGACGAGTCGGACTACTGCTCGCGCTGCAAAGAGCATCCATGCGCTTGCTGCCAGCGTTGCGGAGCTGCTCCCGATCAGGCCTGCACGATGGAGCGCGGGTATTCGGACACTGAAGATCTTCCAATATGACCGAGCGTCAAATGATCGCTTATGGCAAGCCGTGCGCACGAGCCTATGACACGCTCGCGCCGGAGTTCCGCCGGATTATCGGAAGCAAGCTCAGCACGATTCTCACGGTGAATAAGTGACTGAACCTTTGTGCTGGGCGGCCCGTGTGGCACGCGCCTCGATCGCAGTACTGAATTCCAGTGGCCGGCCACGGTTCGCACGACATGTCCTCAATAAGGGCCTCGTATATGGACTGGGAGTCAAGCTGCTAGACGGCGTTGGAGCGGGCGAAACATTTATGAAGTACGGAGAAGTTGCATTTCATGTTCGACGCTCGTTGAGCGATCAAGAAATCGCTGGATTAGATCCCGCATGGCTGGCAATTCCGCCGGTCGACATGGCGGGCTGAAGTGATCTCCAAATTCAACGGCACCTGTTTTTACTGCAAACAACCGACGAAAGCCGGAACGGACACTTATGAGCTCGACACGAAGCGCAGCTATCACGAGGCCTGCAAAGAAGCGGCATGGTCTACGCCAGACGCCGAACAGCGCGCCCTCGCGGAACGTCTCGGCTTCTGCGCTATCGCCGACATTCCTCGAATGGCAGAGCGTTGGGTTCTGTGGGATTTGCATAAAACCGATCGAGGCGCTGCAGCCAGGCGGGAAGAATCCGCGGCATATCGAGGATCAAACACCACTTTGTTCTGAAAGGAAGGATTCACATGGCAAATAGGGGGGGGGCGGTGACTACAGCCGTCACGACAGAACTTAACGGAATTTTCCATCCGGCGATCGCGCTGGATGCCATCGAACCATCGAAGACGAATCCGCGAAAACATTTCGATGAAGCCGAACTGCAGGAACTGGCAGCCAGCATCAAAGATAAGGGCGTGATTCAGCCGATCGTGGTGCGTCCGCATCCGAAGAACGGATCGAAAGCTGGATATGAAATCGTTGCCGGCGAACGGCGATGGCGCAGCTCGAAGCTTGCCGGCGTGTTGACGATCCCCGCGATCGAGCGCCGACTGGATGACAAAGCCGTTCTCGAGATCCAGGTGATCGAGAACCTGCAGCGGTCCGACGTGCATCCGCTGGATGAAGCGAACGGATATCGCGAGCTGCTCGACAAGCACAAGTACACAGTCGATGTGATCGCGGAAAAGGTCGGCAAATCGAAGGAATACGTTTACGGTCGGATGAAGCTGTCGGATCTGATTCCCCAGATTCAGGCGCGTTTCATCGAAAACGAAATCACGGCCGGCCACGCCATCTTAATTGCTCGTCTGCCTGAAGAAAGTCAGGTCGTTGCAGCAAAGGAACTCTTCGACACGGAAAACTTCGAAGATCCAGCGACGGGAAATCGCCAACGGGTGAAGGTCGCGATCTCCGTCCGCGATCTCCAGAACTTCATTTCGCAGAACATCCAAATGGACCTTGCGAAAGCGCCGTTCAGCACGAGTGATCCGGATCTCTTCCGCCAAGCCGGCGCCTGTATTGCCTGTCCAAAGCGCAGCGGTGCCGAACCTCAACTTTGGCCTGAAATCGGAAAGAGAGATCTTTGCGGCGATCGCACCTGCTATCACAAAAAACTGAACGCCTATATCGCTGATGAAGTGCGAGCCGGCCAGCTGGTCCGCCTCACCGACAACTGGAGCGATCGACAGAAGAAAGATCATTACTATGTCCACGACTTCGCGAAGGTCTCGGGCAAAAAGTGTGACGACACAGTCACCGGTATCTTTGTTGAGGGCTGGGAACGTGGGAAGACCCAGCAGATCTGCACGAACAAAGCCTGCAAAGTCCATTACCGCGGTGGCCATGCTTCCGGCGGATATGAGCGGCCACAGCGCACGCCGGCGGAACAGCTCGAGAGCGCGAAGCAATCCATCAACACGAATATGGATGCGCTGTATCGATCGAAGGTGTACGAAGCGGCTCTCGAGAAGATCACACTTGCATCTGTGGACCTGGTCAAGCTTTGCAAGAAACCGGCCATGGTGCATCTGCTGAAGGTTGTCTACGAACGCGCGGACAGTTCCACAACGCGCAAGCTCACCGAAGAACTCAAGCTCCCCAAGGCGCAATACAGCCAATCGGCGCAGGCCTCCGCCGTCGCGAAGTACGCCGACAAGTTCGATACCGGGAAACTGATCGCCTTCATGCTTCAGATTGCGCTGAAGAATCTCTCGCTAGGATTCGAGCTCGGCTGGGCTCGCGACAGTAAAGGCGCCGCCGGCGAACTGACGGAAATCGCCGAGGCCTTCGGCGTCAAAGCGGATGCGATCAAAAAGGAAGTCGACGAAGAGCGGAAGCAGAAGATCGCGAAGGCCAAGGCGCGCATTGACTCCGCGAAGAAAAACTCCAAAAACAAAAAGCTGCAGACGTCTGCAAAGGCCAAGCCAGCGGATGACGAAGACGACATCGACGATATCGAGGAAGGCGAATAGCCATGATCCTCGGTCACACTCTCGATAATCACCCGGTTCACATCAATCTCGAGCGCCTGGTCGAAGGCCGACTCATGGCGCAGGCGAATTCCGGTGCCGGCAAGAGCTGGCTGCTGCGCCGGCTGCTAGAACAGACGCATGGCAAGATCCAGCACATCGTCATTGATGTCGAAGACGAGTTTCACACGCTGCGTGAAAAGCACGATTACATCCTAGCGGGCCGCGACGGTGGCGACTGTCCGGCCGATCGCCGCAGTGCCGAGCTGCTCGCCCGTCGATTGCTCGAACTGGGCATGTCGGCCGTCATTTCGATCTATGAAATGAGACCGGACGAGCGCGCGGAATTCGTGAAGCTGTTTCTCGAGGCGTTGATTTCCGCGCCGCGATCGCTGTGGCATCCGGCGCTGATTGTCATCGATGAGGCGCACATCTTTGCGCCCGAAGGTGCGAAGAGTGAAGCAACCGGCGCAGTCGTCGACCTGATGGCCCGCGGCCGGAAACGTGGTTTCGCCGGCATCCTGGCGACTCAGAGAATTTCGAAGCTGAATAAAGATGCGATCGCCGAAGTGAATAACAAGCTGATCGGCCGCGCAGCGCTCGATATCGACATGAAGCGTGCAGCGGATGAGCTGGGTTTCTCGAGCAAAGAGAAGCAACTTTATTTGCGTTCGCTGTCCGCTGGCAGATTCTTTGCGTTTGGGCCCGCGTTATCTCTCGAAGTCGTCGAAATGAATGTAGGGGCGGTCTCGACGACTCACCCGAAAGCCGGCCAACGATCCGCACCTGCGACGCCGGCACCGGATAAGGTCAAAGCCGTACTCGAGCAGCTCGCGAACCTGCCGCATGAAGCTGAAGAGGAAGCCAAGTCGATCGAGGATCTGCAGAAGAGAGTCCGGCAGCTCGAGGGGGAACTACGGAAGGCCTCGAGGCCTGGGATTGATCCGGAAGAATTGAAGAAGCATGTCGACGAAGCGGAACGCCGCGGCCGCGAACTCGGCGCGAAGGCGGCGATCGGCCGGCTCGAAGCAATTAGCAACGAAAAGCTCGAGATAGAACGCGACCTCGTTAACGCGAGTGCGAGGTTGAACAAAATCGGCGAGCTGGCAAATGCGATGACGGATGTTGCCTTCCCGGTGCCGGCGCCGCTACCTGAGCAGAATTTCGCGCGACCTGTACAGAATCCAATTCGACCTGTACAGAATCGGCCGCAGCCTGCACTACATAAAAATGTAGTCGAGTCATCCGGCGAGAAGCTTCCGCCGGGCGAGAAAGCCATCCTCACCGCCGTTGCGCAATTCGGATCTGTCGTTCGAACTCAGCTCACGACCTTGACTGGATACACACGATCGAGTCGAAACACCTATGTTCAGCGCCTATCCCAGCGCGAATACATCCGCATCGACGGCGACAAGATTGAAATCACGAATCTCGGCATCGGCGCGCTGGGAAGCGATTATCAGCCGCTGCCCACTGGTGATGAGCTGCAGAAGTTCTGGTTGCAGAGATTGCCGCCCGGCGAAAGGGCCATTCTCGAAGTTCTGTTGAAGCATTTCCCGAAGACAGTCGGACCGGAGTATCTCACCGAAGTCACGACATATACCCGCTCGAGTCGGAATACATATTTGCAGCGCCTGGCTGCAAAAGAGCTTGTCATCCGCGATCGCAGTGGAATCCGAGCGAGTCGCAATCTGTTCGATTAAAGGAAGGAATCTATGAAAACCAGTCCACGTTTAGGGGGGGTAGCGACACGATGGGTAACACAGTCGTCACCGTCGATATCGGAAGAGTCCGCCCATTCGCCGATCAGCCCCGCGAGTACTTCGACGCCGGCGAGTTGATCGCCTTGGAACTCTCAATCAAACAGCGCGGCCAGCTGCAGCCGGCGATGATCCGCAAAGTAACCGACGACAGAGATCACGATTATGAGCTCGTCGACGGTCAGCGCCGCTGGCACGCGTGCACGAAGCTCGGAATCCCACTGCGTGCAGTGATCATCGATCCCGAAAACGAAGAGGATCAGTTCGAGATCTCCGTTGCAGCGAACTTCCAGCGCGCCGGGCATACGCCGATGGAGATCGCGAAGGCGATACAACGGATGTGCACGCACGGGGAGCGTACCGTCGAGTACGTGGCCACGCTCTTTGGTAAGTCGGTGCCATGGGTGTATCAGCAGCGCCGCCTGGTTGAACTCGTTCCCGAAATTCAGCAACGCCTTGAGCCGAATAGTTCCAAAACGCAATTGCCGACCGCGATCGCCAGTGAGCTCGCACGCTTGCCCAAAGAACAGCAGCTCGCAACGCTCGAGGATATCGAAGCGCGCGGTCTCACGACGCCTCGAGCTGTCGACAAAATTCGGCGCATGGTGAACAACGACGGATCCCCGGAACGTCGCAAGAAACCCAGCGATCACACTGCGAATATCGAACGCTTCATCAGACAAACCATTCAGCGCGCGGATTTCACCATGGACCGAATGGGCCCGGACGATATGCGGCTGCTCGTCACGATGCTTGTACAGCGCAAGAAATTCGATCACGTTCGGGAGTCAGTAATGACTGCAATCGGCCGCCTCGAGGTTCTGCATCGTCGCATCACCGAGACACGGCAAACGATCCAGATAGAGGCACCGACGAAGCAGAAGCCACAGACATCCAACTCGGCGGCGCCGGCTGGGCCGTACATGATCTATAGCCAGCCATTCACCTGCCCCAAGTGCAAAACGACGGGAACGCGTTTCCGCCGATGGTCCAACGCCGATCTCCAAAAAGAGCATTGGGAATGCATCAAGAACGGCTGCCTGATCAAGATCTCCCATTACGACATCAAGATCGACAAAACATATCAACCAGCCGCTTCGGCGGCAGCCTCCTAAGGGGGGGGCGAACCATGTTCAGCTCTGACAACGTGAAGATGTATCTGATGGATTCTTACCCAACCGTGGATGGTGAAAAGCGCCTGATTCAGTTGCGCTGCTATGTCAATCCGATTGATTACGAGCTCACGTCCGAAGTCGATCAGGAGCTCGCGCGCACGCTGTTCCACCTGGTTGGCCAGGAATGGATGCCGCGGCCGCTGTTGCAGAAAGCCACGTTCAACACGAATCTCCCGCCGTATGCGCTGAACTTCTGCCGGGATCCGGAGCACGGCAACCATCATGTTCACATTCCAGTAGTGAAGATCTCGAAGCTGGAGGCCGGGAAGGTGACGCCCGAGTCGAACGCATGGGCGCTGATGTTCACACTGAGTTTCGAGAAGAACGATCCGAAGTGGTTGAATGAATTCGCGGATCTACTGCATGAGCACTTCTACGGCAGCTTTGTGGAGTTACAGCCGAGCCTATTCGACGAACAGGACCCGGTAATGGATCTGCTGTGCCGGTTGTGTGATGCGCCGAATCCGGAGTTCGCGACGACGGATGGCAAGTTTGCCTATTGCGCGAAGTGCTCAGTGAATAAGGAACGTGGGGAGGAATTGCGGCGGATCCGCGACACGGCTACTGCTGAAGCGATCGCGCGAGATGAAAACAATGAAGAAGCGCCGCGCAGAGATCCGCTGCTGGGCGGCGCAGATATCAATGCAAGGAATCGAAGAAAAGGAAGGAACTCACAATGAAAGTTTCAATTGTTCTTGCGCTCACACTGTTGTTTAGTCCCGCGGTCGTCGGTTTCAGTCAAACGACCATCGCCGCACCCGAGCCCGAGCTACGGCTCAAAGAGACCGATCAAAACCCCGCAGCATGGCGGATTCGTTTAGTCGATGACAAGCTCTCGATCGAGCACGCCACCGATCGCGCCGGAAACTTCGATACCTATTCGATCGCGATGACGTTGGATCCGGTCACGGGCTTTATTTCCGTTCCCCGCGTGAATATCGACGGCCCGCTTCAACTCCACGGCGCACCAGGTGCGTCGCAATTGCGATTTGGCTCGAATATCGACCTGCAGAGCAATACATCGAACACGGGCCCAACCTTTGCGACAAACACCGGGCCAACACTAACGACATTGTTCCGACGCGAGGCTTTCAGCGCACCAGGTGCCCTCGCTTACCTCAAAGGCGAAGGCCTGAATTCGGAGGGAGGATCTTATTCGCCCCAGTGGATTGGTTTCAGCACCAGGAACAACAAGGCTGGAGAGGAAAGCGGCTATTTCGAATTCATGTACCAGGCTAACGGCGGCCCCCTTCAACATGCGCTCTATATCGGCGATCTGGGCGAAGGCTTTCCATATCGCGTTTGGGTCACGGGAGACATGCTCGTCAGTGCAGATTCTCGATTTGACGGAAAAGTGTCGATGCAGTCGTTAACGGTTGGACAAACGGCGCTGTCCGAAGACGACGTAAAACGACTGCTGGATTTGCTTAAACCGAAGAAGTAGGCGGACTGCAATGGGCGAGACGTCAATCGAATGGACCGATGCAACATGGAATCCTGTAACCGGATGCACGAAGGTTTCCGCCGGCTGCAAGAACTGTTACGCGGAACGGATCTTTCCGCGGCCGTATGGCGGAACGTGTAGGTGTGGACACAAAGAAGAATCGCACGATCACAACGATCTCAGCATCGGCCAAGGCGTTCCAGCGACGTGCTTTCATCAGGGCTGTAACTGCGCAAGGTTCAAGCAGCGCAAATTCACTGACGTTCTCACACATCCCGACCGCCTCGAACAGCCGCTGCACTGGAAGAAACCGCGCCGCGTGTTCGTCAATTCGATGTCGGATTTGTTCCATGAGGATGTGCCGTTCGAATTCATCGACAAGGTTTTCGCGGTAATGGCGCTCACGCCGCAGCACACCTATCAGATCCTTACGAAGCGGCCGGAGCGGATGCGGGAGTATTGGCAGAGCGTCAGGGTTCGAATGGACGCCATCTTGATCGAAGCGGTCCATGTGTCGGGCCAGAAGTATTCCATTGAGGAGTTCATTCACAAGGCATCGAATCCGCTCCCGAACGTGTGGCTCGGCGTTTCCGTCGAGGATCAGAAGACCGCCGACGCGCGGATCCCGCTATTGCTGCAAACGCCGGCGGCGATCCGATTCGTCAGTTATGAGCCGGCGCTCGGCCCAATTGATTTCGAGCGCGGCGGATTCGCGTTGCATCGTCCCGTTACGAGTCCGAGTGGAAAGCATTATCCAGGCCTCGACTGGATCATCGTCGGAGGCGAGAGCGGACCAGGCGCACGTTCGTTCAATCTGCAATGGGCTCGCGATGTTGTGCAGCAGTGCAAGGCGGCCGGCGTGGCGTGCTTCGTCAAGCAATTCGGTAGCGTTCCCGTGATACCGCTGAAGGAATGGGAGACACAGGGGAAGAGCACCGGAAAGTGGCGGATCCTTAACGCGCGAAACGATAGAAAAGTGTCAGTGGATATGGTGCCGATTCTCTGCAGCGATCGCAAAGGCGGCGATATGACTGAATGGCCGGCCGATCTTCGTGTGCGAGAGTTTCCAAAATGACCGGTCCACGCACTTTCAGTGAATAATTCCCACAACAGTGCTTTAATGTCCGTCGCGGTGTGGTCTCAAATTCTGCCTGGGAGAGCCAAATGACAAGATTCCTGCTGTTGATATTACTTCTCATGAGTGTCACTTCCTTATATGCACAAGCCGACCTCAGCCTAGTGAGTCATCCTTGGCACGTGTGTGTTGACGTCGACAACGGCTCCGCCTTTTTGCCGAACGTCAACGTGTCGGGCCATCTCCAATTGGCCGGTGCTCCGAATGCCTCCCAGATTCGTTTTGGTCCGAATGTGGATCTGCAGGCGAACACATCGAACAGCGGCCCGACATTGGCGACCAACAAGGGACCGATGCTAACGACACTCTTTCGACGTGAAACATTCGCGGCGCCTGGAGCGCTCGCCTATCTCAAGGCGGAAGGATTGAATACAGACGGCGGCTCATATTCGCCGGTATGGATCGCATTCAGTACTCGCAACAACACCGCGGGTCAAGAAAGCGGATACTTCGATTTCATGTATCAAACGAACGGTGGGCTCCTTCAGCATCCTTTATATGTCGGTGATCTCGGTGAGGGCTTTCCCTATCACGTCGTTATTACCGATTACATGCTGGTTCAAGCGCCGGCGCAGTTCAATCAGGTCGTAACGGTGAAGGAATTGAAGATCGGGAATACGACGCTTACGGAAGACGACATAAAGAAGCTGCTCAGTCTCGCTGGGCAGCTGACAAGTAATTGACCTTAACGCTGGCCCGGAAGTAGGCTTGCGGAATGGAAATACTCGCTGGCCTGATCGGTGCGGCCATCGCAATTGGGCTAGTTTTCTTGTGGGATATAAAGAAAGCCACCGAGAAAATGGCTGAGAATTCACGCCGGGGGCATGATAGCTCCAATTTCGAACCTTAATTACCTTTCAATCGCTGGTAAATGTCGATACCGACTCCAGCGCCCGCCGCAGACGGCAGCCCGAACTTAAGCGCCGTTTTTGCCGCTGCCTTGTATCGATTCGGCGGAGCGGCGCCGCTTCCCTTGCCGACTGTATCTTCGCTCAGCGATTCTGCCAGGTTCTTGCTCGCGATATAGAGATCTCCCCATCGCGCTTGGGCCTCCGCGATCCCTTTAACCTGCGATTTGATGACCGCGTTGAGGTCTCGATACAACTTGACTTTGATCTGATTCACCGGATCATCATAGGCCGCGCCCTTCCATTTGATAGAGTCACCGAGATCAACTTTTAGCGCATGCGCCTGGCTGGGTGTGAGTTCGTCGAGATTCGGATAGCGCTTCAGAATGTCATCCTCGATCGACTGCAAATTTGCCTGGAATGTCGCATCCCGCGGAGCGCCAATTTTCTTGGTCTCGCTGCGCAAGGCATCCTCAACGAGATTATCCGCATTGATTTTGACACCTTGGCCGTCGGCGGCCGTCAGCTTCGACTGCATTTCTTTTCCGGCACCATCCAGCGCTGTATCCACATTCGTTTTTGTTACCGCCTTCGTATTCCCAATGAGTCCTTCATCAACGAGCCGCTGGCCAGGATTCGCACCATGCGAGACTTCTTTGGCCGGAACGTCCATCCACTTATTCAGTGTCGGAGCATCTGCCGGCGGTGGCATTTTGGCCTTGATCGAATTCCAGGCACCTTTTGCCGCTGCGGTGACGTGGGGCCGTGCACCTTCCAGAATGGCAGCACCGAGTGCGGTGCCGGCTCCTTGAGCCGCCTCTGCGGTTTCTGGCGAGTCCGGAGTCGGTGCATCAACCAATCCCGGCTTCGCGAGCTCGATCGCTTGCTTTGCTGGTGTCACCACTGGAGCCACGGTTCCTTTGATTGCATCGGCACCAGACGAAGGCGTGCCGGAAATCAAGTCCCCAGCCAATGCCAATGGTCCACGGTTTCCGATATCGCCGATCGCTGCCGCTGTTCCTTTGATCGCAGCGGGAATACCCGTTACTGCCTTTGGGATTCCACGTAGAACATTTGCGGCCTGGTCCTGCATGACTTCGGCGGCGGTCCTGTCGGGGCTGTTCGACTGACTGAAATACTTCGAATACCAAGGCTGTTCCTGTGGCGCTGGCTCTTCCTTCAAAAACTGCTTGAGATCCGGCGCCGCGGCCAGGGTCTTTCCCACAAGCGTCATATCCGGAACGTTAGCAAGATCAGGTCGGCGCTCTCGAATCTTTGCTGCGAATTCTTGAATGGAATATTGATCCGGCATGCTTATTTCCTCGGCCCGAAAGCTTTATCGAGTGCTTCATCGAGGCCGCCTGCGGGCGAAGAGGAAGCTCCGCTGCGGTCCCGCTGCAGATGTGCCTTCTCCGTGTTATCCAAAAGCGTCAGGATGTTTTGAAGCTTCTTTCGCGCAACTTCCACAGTATCGGTCGGCTTCGGAATATCGTTTTCCTGAGCCATATTGATCTCGGCCTGGTTGATGCGCAATCCACGAGACCCAGCAAGAGCCCGCATGCTCTGAATGGCTGCGTTCCGGAACGTCCCAGTTGCGGCGAGATCTGGATCGAGCTGCCCAATCTGCTTCAGCTTGTTTGCAGGACCGACGATCGCGCGCCCAGCGGCATCCTTCGGCAATTTGTTTTCGATCGCCTTGAGCATGAAAGCTTGGTTTGCCCGCGCGGTATCGAGATCACGAAGCATTTCCGCCGTGTCTTTGTCGACGACAGGAATACCCGCCTTCGATGCCGCGACATTCACGGCTTCTTTCTGTTTCTGGGTCAGATTGTTCGTGGGGATGTACTGCCGGCCGTTCTTGGTCGTTTCCACGATATCGCCGAGTTCTGGAGCTTCTGGAAGAGCCTTGCTGGCTTGGGCAATTGCAACCTTCTGGGCCTGAACCGCGGGCGACAGCGGAACATCTCGCCCAGGGATCGGAGTCTGCGGGGGCGGCGCCATCTCTCCAAACATGCGCGTTTCTTCGGTGTAGCTCCCATCTGGCATTCGGACTCGATATCGAGCTGCACGCTGCGTCTTGCCCTGGGAATCCTTGATATCAAATTCGGTGCTCGGAATGATGATACCCGCAGCCTCTTCGGCATTCTTGCGGGTCTCATCCGCCTTACGTTTGTTCATGTCTTCCTGAAGCCGCGCTGCGGTGGTGTCGGCATTTTTCGTTCCGGCTGCGGCCGTCTCCGCCGAACTCTTCCGCGCTGAAATATCATTCAACGATTTCTGAATCTGTTCCGCGTGGGCGGGTAATCCAGCACTGAAAAGGGCTTCCACGAGCGAATCGTCAAACTTCCCGCCGTTCGCCATATGATCGTGAACAATCTGCGCGGCCTGCTGTGCTTGCTGATTCGCGAGTTGGGTTTTCTGTGCCGTCGCATGCCGTTCATTAATTTGTTCGGCGATGTCGGCTTGCTGCAGCTGCGCACCGCGAAGCCCCAGAACCGTCTTATATTGATCGAGCGCGTCTGGAACATCGATTGGTTTCAGTGCTGAGAAGTTGAGTTGTCGTAGAGCCATTTATGCCGGTGCTCCTTCTGGCAGACCTGCAATCTCCTGATCCATTTTCCCGAGGATGTTCGTCCAGTTCGGTCCGAAATATTTCGTCATCGCCTGATGAAATTGATCAATGATCTTTTTCTCTTTGCTGCCCTTCGAGGCAAATTGAGTCGCTTGGTTCTCAACCTCACCAATCATCTTTCCGGTTTCATCTCGGATCTGCTGCGCTGTCTGCTTGTCGAGCACTCCCGCAGCATAGAGATTGTCGAAGTTATCGACCACTTGCCCAAGATGCTGCCCGAACTCGGTCTGAACGCTCTGTGTCCATTTGTCGGCGGTCTGATGACTCTGGAAGTGCTTCAGGAGGGCATAGCCGCCAATCAGGGCCGCGCCAACACCGATGGTGATTGGATTCGTCATGAAGCCAGCTATGGCCGGTCCGAGCCCTGCGCCGCCAGCACCGACACCGGTTCCCACCACCGTTCCATCCGCAGCAATACCCGCGCCGGATAGCGTCCCTGCGCCGATTGCACCGCTGAGTCCGGTACCGAGCGCTCCAGCGCCTGCCGCACCCGCACCTCCGATTCCCAGTACTGCTCCTGCGGTCTTCGCCGCAGTCGGCGCGAGCATGGCCATCGTTTTTGCGTTCGAAACCGTCTTCAGGATTCCGTTGATAGTGTCGTTGATCGAGTTCGCTTTGGCGATGTCGCCGTTGGCTTGCGCGGATGCCATCTCGGTCTGAAGATCCGCAATCTGCTTCGCGGTGTTTACATCTAGATTCGCGAGATTCGTTCCGTAAGTTCCGCCGGCGTCGACCGCCTTATTTGCGGCATTCTGGCCGATGCCGGCGAGCCCCATCTGTCGATTGAACCGGTTTGTCGTGTCGGTCTGATAACGGCCAAAGGCGTTCTGCCATTCCTGAGAAGCGGCGTTCTGGTTGTAGTCGCTGAGGCTTTTCATCGTCGCCCCGGTGAATCGCTTCCCGGAGGCGTTTGCGCCGGCTTCCAGCGCTTTTTGACCTTGCTCCAAACGAAACTGGAAACTCGGATCTTTGTAGAGATCGAAGGTATCGTTATTGAAAGGCGTGTTGTATTCGCCGCCGTCACCGGATCCTGCGACCAAATTCTTCAGCCCGACGGATCCTGCATCGATGAATGGATTCAGGGTCTGCTGTTGCCGTTTGTAGATCGCGGCAAGGCTATTCCGTGCCGTATTCGCACCGCCGTTGATGGTGTCGATGGCCTGCATTCCGCCGGCATTCAGTCGGCGCGTGGCATTGTTGACGGCGCGTCGATTGAGAATCCCGCCGAAGATTTGTCCTCCGATCGGCACTGCTAAATCTGCAAAACTCGGCATTCGGTCTCCTTACTGACTCGCTGGAATCGTGACCAAACAATCAAAATTAAGTACACCCGGATTCACGCCGGCGGCTGAATAGTTGTTAAAGCGAATCGCGATTACGTTGTCTGCGAAGACATCTGCAGTAATGCACGTATTCGCTGGCGGCGATGGTTCGCAGTGGACCTGCACGAAGCTGGCCTTCGGTACAAACACTCCGCCTATCGTGAATATGATTGCTAGAGATGCGCTACTCTGGGCGGCCACGAGCCCGAACGTCAGCGGACCGGTCACAACAACCTGCTGACCGACTTTCATCAGAGAATTGAACCAATCCAGCCACGGCTTGTTCTGTTTCATATCCAGATAGCCGACGATCTGATTGTGAGTGTTCTTCACCGCCAGCTTCGATTCAGCCGGTGGTTTCAATTTCAATAAAGTCAGAACTCCCGTAATTCCCAAACTCATGATGCGAGCGCCTCCGCTTCAAGCCAGCCGATCGTTAAAGCCAACTTGCAAGGCTCATCGCCGTTGATGTTATAGACGCGATCGCGCGCGGCGCCGAGCCGGTCCCAGAAGACTTCCACGTCTTCACCCGAGCGTCCCAGGCTTCGCGAAAGCTCCTGGTTGAAACTCTTCGCCCCATCGTCGGAGTATTTCATTCGAATCTGAGGATCGGTGCCCCATTCGAAAAAGCCGAGCGATTGCATAACTGCTGGTGTTGGGTATGGAATCAAAGGCGTATATGGCGTCACGTCGTAGATAGCTTGCAGGACGAGTGCCTGATCGGCCGTTACGTCCCCACCGGCTACCGCCGCGGCGAGAGCCGCAACGAAGGTTGCATAGTCCATGCTGTAATTGTTCAACCACAGCGGAGAACTGAGCCCGACGCCGGTCTCCGCGCCGATTTCCAGCCGGTCATAGACCACGCGCTTGTTTTCCTGAAGGATGTGCGGGCACTGCCGCTCCCATCGTTGCGGGAATCCATAGTCGGTGTAGTTATTCAGGTCCAGCTCATACAGCCAGCCGTTTGCGTAATCGCCGGTGAGGATCTTTCCAAATGCCGAAACGATCGTGTTCGAACGGTGCCGGTGATATTGGCCCATCTTGAAGTCCCAGTGCAGCACTTCATACCACTCGGCTTTTCCGGTTGCGTCCATTACCGTCGAATTTAATTCCCACGACGCATCGGCGGCCGGAAACACAATTCGGTACTTCTCGTGGCCGTTCTGCTGATAAGCCATGCCGATGGCGTCTGCAGTGCCGAAAGTCTTTTCATATTCGCGGATGTGATTTTCTAGAGCGTGATCGCTGACGCGTCGAACCGAGTAACCGTCGCCCCGGTAGACGACGCCTTCGCCGTTGAGGTTACGCCCAAGCCAGAAGCGATAATTGCCGACCTGGGCAAGACTGCGAGGGGCCTTAATCCCGTAAGGAATCACGGCGTTCTGCTGTGGATCAAAAGGCGCATTGGGATTCGTTCCCACCAGGAACGGCTGGGTGATGCGATTCCCGTACAGGTACAGCACCTGATTCTGAACATTCAGCGCGAGAAGTGCATTTGCGGAGGCCTCCGCATCCTGAACGTCGGCAGGATCCCAGGTGACACCATCGTCTCGGTTGAAGAAGAACTGCGACCCGACTCCCACGATGAATTCGGCCAGCGCGACGAAATAGTTATCGATGAAAGCAATGTCGATCGGCGTGAATGTGACTGCCGGCGTCGTCAGCACTCCGCTGAGCCGGTACAACGTCTTTGCCGAAACGATCATCAGCGTCGTTTCGCTGGCTGCCATAACCACCGGAAGGCCGTCATTCGCGAGCGGGCCGTAGGTCGCATTGAGCGTATAGACCCCAGCCGCAAATGTGATGTCATACAGCGTGTTATCGATCACCACAAAAACATGATCGTTTAATTCATAAGAACCACGGCAGACGGAAAGAGCGGCATTGGGTTGGATTGCTGGAGTCAATCCAGGCGTTTTATACATCACAAACGAATTGATGCCGTCACCCGATTCCACGACTTCCCGGTAGACGTTAATCGACCGCTGACAATCCGCCTTACGCGAAAACGGGATGTAGCCGCAGCCGAGTAGTTCTTTAAAGTCCATTAGTGAACAATTTCCCAATCGACGTCTGCGTCATCAGCGGCACTGCTCGAGTCGATAGTAAAACTAGTGCCAGCGACGACAGTGCGCGCGACTAGCTCGCCCGCGGCGCCAACAAAAGAACGATGCGTAAGAAAGATCTGGTCCCGATTATCGTTAAACAGGATTTCCGCCGTATTGACAACGACGGTGCCGGCAACCATCGTCGCCCGCCCTTGAATAGGCCCAGTCGTGAAGCTGTTACCACGCCCAAAGTTTGTCGTGTAGCTTGAGAACAGATTTCCGTTACTGGTATTGCCGATGAAGTTGTTATCCAAGACTCTGCAGCCATTGCCCGTGACGTTCACGGCTCGCGTTGTTCCGCTGACGCGCATCCCGGTGATCTTGCAGTTGCTGCCAGTGATATCGACGCCGAATCCGGTAGCCGTTTTGACCTCGCCTCCGGTTACCGACACGTCGTCTCCTCGCCAGTCGATCGCTGTTCCCGTGATCCCAAGTAGCGTGTTGCCAGTGACCGCTCCTCCGGATGGCAATGTCGCCACAATTCCTCGGTTGCCGACAGTGTCGCAGGTGTTCTCTGAAATGGACGGGCTTGTGTTCGCTGCGTTCAGGTAAATGCACTCCGAGGAAACGTTCGTGAATGTGTTCCCTGTAACTTTGATCGTCGTGCCCGTGGAGACTGCGTCCATGTAGAATCCGCGCTGGATCAAGGTGCCTACATTGGCTGCCACTACTGATTTTGTGGACGGGTTTCTAAACCGAACTGCCGCCTGCGTGATATTCCTGCAGCTGTTTGCCGTGAAGGTCGAGCTGCGTGGGCCTACGGCAACAATGCAATCGCGGCCGGATGTGTCGATCTCGTTTGCGGAAACGACATTGCCGTCGCTGATATTGGAGTTGTCTCCGTTGATCGAAATACCGCCGACGGGAAGCGTCCCGTCCGATTGTTGTTTCGCGACATCATAAAGAACGTTATTAGCGGCGACCGACCGATAGGCGCCTTGCAGATAGATCCCCGTCCCCGCCGTGTTTGTAATTCGATTCCGAGTCACGACCGCATTCGTAAATGAGCCAGGACTCGAAAAGGCATAGACGTTGATCGCATATCCGGAGCAGTTCGTACATGCGCCGGTGGTGTGCATCTGATTGTTTTGATCGATGTCGTTTCCGCTGACTTCGCAATAGTTGCAGTTGTAGAGGCTGACGCTGATTGGCGTGGTCGATCCGCTGCCGCCGATTGTGTTGTTTAAGACTCGGATATTCGTCGTAACGTTCAGCGTGGTTTCGCCGCTAACGATGTCATAGGCACCCTGAGTCGGAGTACCAACGATACCGTTGCCGTGGATGTAGTTCCTTTCAATAACAACATCGCTGCAGCTTTCCAATTCGATCGATGCCAGGTGCCCCCCGGAAAGAGTAGCCGCACCGCTCATGTCGTTGTCATGAATCTGAATGCGGTTCGACGTGTCGCAGCTCGTCTGAGTCCGGCCCCCGGTGAACTTCAGATGATCAATTTCAATATCGGAGGAATTAGTGAATGTAATTCCCGTCGCACTTCCCGTGAAGGTGAGCGTCGCCGTCTTGTCTCCGCAGTCATGAATGCGAATCTTGGAGGCCGCGCTAATCGATTGAGTGACGCTGACGGTGTAGGTGGCCCCACAGAGGATCAGGTCGACGGGCTTTGTGACGCCGCTGAAGACGTTCTGCGCAATCGTCTGCGTTCCTTGGATGCCGGTGGCGTCTGCGACTCCACCGGTGGAAGGAAGAGCGGCAATGCAGGCCGCGATCTTCGCGCCGGCGTTCGCGCCGACATACCGCGAACAAAGAGCAGTGCCGTTCCAGGTCGGCAAGAAAGCCAGATCATACACACCATCGCGCTGCCAAATCTGGCTTCCAACCGTCGTTCCATTGCAGGTATTCCCAGTGCCAGGCCCATACAGAGTGACCCGATAGGGGCCGCCGCCCTGAATGTAAATCGCAGTGCTCGCCCCGCCACCTGTTTGAGGAATCCCGAGCGCGCTCAGCGTGACCGGATTCGGAAGAACGGAACTCAGTGCCGCATCGGAATATACGTCATAACGGATGCTTGTGCCCGATTGCTGAAAGCACAGTTTTCCATTTGCCGCCGCTCCACCGCTCGCATTCTGAAACTGGGGAGGAAGTGCCGGCAAAAGGGCACCGTTAGTCTGAGCGAATGCCGGGATACTGAAGAGAATCGAGACCGCCAGTAAAAGACAACGCTTCATGTCGTGATCCGTTGTCCCCACCGGCCAGAATGGGGAAGAGTTTAAAAGTTAGTTCTGAGGAAAGAGATGTACCGGCTGATCCGAGATCAACCTCAAAACGATATTTGCGCCGATCATTACCGGAGCTGCGAATTTCTGTGGCAGCACGCCCGAAAGCGTAAGGGCGAGTCCGGCGACATTGCCCCAAAAGGTTTTACTGAGAAACAAATGTTTCGAGTCCATCGAATCCACTTCCTTTCTGATCTCCTCGTACTGTCCGAGGGCTTTATTGAGAGTCAAAATGTCTTTAATCTTGCGGAACATCTTCCGTTTTCCCTGCTTCCGGAACCTTGACGTTCAAGGTGGCCATCGCCTGTCGTAAATTCATCGCGAGAGCGTGAGTAGCACCGTAGGCCCAGCGCGCCCAGTAATTCGCGTTCTCTGGAAGCGGCGGCATGCTGCCTGCAACCGCCGCGAAAACCATGTAGGCGATAATCACTTCGATTCCGTGCGAATTGACCCAGTGAATCATGGTCTCGGCATCACTCCTGAATTGAGATAGGCGTAGTCTTTGTAGTGCGCCATTACGAGATCCGGATAGTTCGCATTCCCGCCGCCGTTGTACTGAAGCAGGGCGGCGGGAACGTCGCCGTTGTTTTTATCCAGGCATCGCTTGAGTTTTCGGCATCCATAGATGACAGCATTCAGCGGCTCGAGCAGCTCGGTCAGAAACTTTCCGTCAAAACCGAACTCGCGCGCCGTCTGTCCCATAATCTGCATGAGTCCGAACGATGTGGCTCGCATGGTTTTCTCGGTCTGTGACAGCCCCGTCATGCTTTCGATGTAGCGCGAATAGAAACCGGGCTCGTATCGCACCGCGAATTGCTGCCAACCATCAGATTCGTGAGCGCAGACTGCGCATACTAGTGCCGGATCGAGTCCTTGATTCAGGGCGGTCGCTATCGCCGCCTTCTCGAGCTCATCTCGCGTCACGATTCTTTTAAGTCCTCATAGCGCTTCTTTGCGAACTTCTCGGCACTATCCATGTACCCCTTCAGGATTGGTTCCGCGTTGATGATGTTCTGATGATCCTGCCGCAGTCGGTCGAAATCCTCAGAGAATGCTTTCAGTTCTTCCGGATTAGCTTTCATGACTCGTTTTCCTCAATCGATCGCGCTTGCAGATTGGACAGTTGCCTAAAATAGCCAGCCTGCCGTTCGGATACTGAAACATCAGCCAAAGCCACCTGTAGAAATGAAACAGACGGCAGGCGACACTCTTAACCTTCTCGCTTATTGAGCCTGTATTCGATGTTCCTAACCCGGTCTTCATATCCCTCAACCAACGTTGTTACTCGCGTTGTTGCTAACGTGACACCGTTGAGAGCTTCCGTGACTTTTACGTCACGTTCCGCGTCATGCTTCGAATGCTGGTACATCACATATCCAATTAGAAACAGAGCCAATGCAATCAGCGGATCGAAGTGCATCAGTTTGGCAAGTTCGATGATGTCTCCCATTTCTGTCTGAGCCTCCTCCCTCTATCGAACCGTATCTGTGATGGAAAACGTCAAACCGGTGCCGCCGATCGTGCCAGCGATCACCACGTCATATCGAATACGGTCGCCGCAGACACCATGCCGAACCGTACCAGCGGCCAGCGTCCTAGTTCCTTCATTCGATCCACCTGTATCTGTCTTCATCGTGGCTGTATTGACCGACACCACGCCCGGACCTGCTGTCGTGATGGTTTGAGGCTGTAGCTCACAGTTGATGGCGGCAATAAACTGTTTTGCGCCTGTCGTGGCGATTTGGGTGAAATGGACAACATCCCAACAGGCGGGTAGAGAGTCGCACATCTGGACATACATATCGTACGTTTCATTGGCCGAGTCCCTCTCAGCCGCAGTCACGTTAAAGTCAAGGATGTGCTGCTTAAATCCGGCCACACCGGTTTTCGCTGTACCGGTCGTAGTCGATGTGGCATTGCCGGACGCCTGAAGGGTAAACGATCCGCCTGCTACATAAACATTCGCCGCGGCAAAGTGAGGATCGGTGGACGTTGCTGATCCTGATTTCTGCGCGTCGAATGTGGTTCCGTTGTAGACGTAAGTACCGCTGGTCGCGATTCCAGCCGATTGTCCAGTTGCACCGGTTGTTACATCTCTTTGTCGGTTGAAAACGGTCGAGCTTGTGCCCTGCAACATCGGGCCGTCAGCCGGAATGAGGTCGCCGTTCCGACCATCGGTGTTATAGGTCAGATTTCCAGTAGGAGCCCATGTGTTGGTTGTCTGCCAAAGGCTGGGAACGACCGTCAGTACTCCGCCCGAAACTGCCGACCCGTTTCCATTACCAACCGTGAGATTGACGGCGTTAGTACCATCTGATGCCCCGATACGAACCGGATTTCCGGATAGCGCTGCTCCAGAAGCCGCCGCGCCGCCCACTGCCAAAAGGCCGTTGACACCGCCAGTCACAACAGTATTGCCGCCGACCTGAGCGAGGTTTTGGCTTGCCGTCACCGCGCCAGAACTGGACAAGGTTGTTGGGGGATTGAGGCCGGATTGAATTGTGATATTCGCCGCACCGCTCGTGAATGCGGAGGTGCGCACGCGAATTCCAATCAGCCCGGACGTTGAGAATTGCCAACTGCCAGTACCGGTTGTTGAGGTCACGCCAGTTCCAACTGTGAGCGGCACGCCGGTAATCGCAGCCCAATTACTCCCGTCAACAGTTCCTTCAAACTGGTTTGTCGCGCTATAGGTTCCGCTGATCGCAACCGCGGCGCCGCCGTTATTGGGCGAAACAGTCGCAATGACGCAGGAACCGCTGGTAGAACAATCGGTAGACGCTGCCGTGTTGAATCCTCGCACGGCCGGATTTACCTGAGCCATGAGTCGCGTTGCAGCAATCGCCATCAGGAAGCACGCAATGGCAATCCGTAAACAATTCCGTCGAAAGCTGGCCATTTGTTTGGACCTCATAGAGAAGTTCATCCTGGGAGCCTCGTGAGCCAGTTGAAGCCGCTGGCTTTGCTGCGATCGGCGCCGCCCACTGTGTTTATCTTCGGAGGCGGCACGTTCACGCTTTGGAGGTCGGCGCGGGCCAGTCGCGCCTGCCGTTGAAGTTCAGTGAGATCGGTACGTTTCGGAAATGAAAGCCAGAGGCGCTCCGCCAGGCTCAAGATCACTGCTTCTTCATAACCATCTGGCAGCGCGATCGGCGTCGTGATGTCGCTGATGCTGATTTGCGCCATCTGGTTCCACCACGACAAATCCAGTTGATAATTCGTCGCGGTCGGGAATGCGGGCCATGGGCGAATGGTTCCGTTCAGCGTTCCACCGCCAGGCCGAATGTAATAGATCGTGTTCGGGAATGTCGCGGACAGCTGCGGAATCGAAATCTGCTGCCACTGATCCTGATTGATCACGGCGAGCTGCAGCTGAACATTGGGCCCGCTGAGCCCGGTCATCACCAGCTGCACGCCTTCGCGGAGATTCGCGGGCGCATTACCGGATGAAACAACAAAATCCGGAGTCGGCACGTTCGTCGCTGCGCCGATCGTATAGGAGTCTTTCGAAGTGGTGAAGGTGAATGCTTCTTCCTGAATGAAACTCGCGAAACGTTTCCGTGTGTTCCACCGACTGACCAAAGAGTTGTATCGACGGACACACAAATCGGTATCTTCGGCTTTGGGAGAGGTCTGAGCCGCTCCCAAAACACCGAGAGTTTCTAAAGCACCTCGAAAGATATCGACCGGCGCAACGAGAGGCATTACGCTGCGGGGACCTCATCGGCTTTTTTCTTCTTCTTGCCGCCGCCCTTCGACTTCGACGCGGCCTGTTGCAGTAAGAGGTTCTCAAGTCGCGCGAGTCGTTCCTTCGTCTCCGCGAGCTCGGCCTGGGTGTCGGCTTGAGCCTTCGGACCAAATGAAGCTGCTGCGACCTGCTCCGCCGGCGCCTTGGCTTTGTGATTGTCGAGATGTTCGAAGGAGTAGCCCAGCGCCTCATATTCGGCCTGTTCCTTCTTGTTGTTCACCTTGACATTCGGGTGTTCCGGATGGGACATGAGTTTCGGCCATTCCTGATGCGTGTACTCGGTCACATACCCCGGACCGCCGTCCTCGACAGGCTTTGTCCACTTGTCGAGTTCTTTCTGGTTGTGGCAATAAATCACGTGGCCGTTCTTGTAGACGGGAACCACGGGATTCATGCCGGTGAATCGCTCTGCTGCCATTTCAAATCTCCTTAAAGATGGGCGAGCCGAAGCCCGCCCCTCGAAATTAGTACAGACAGCCGATAGGGCCGATGTCTGCCGTGAAGGTTGTCGGTGCCGTAATGCTGGCCGCAACGGTTCCGAAGGTACTGGATGGATTCGCCGTGAACAGGTTATTGAACGTGCTAGCAGCAACCGTTCGGATACCGTTCACGTCGGCCGTGTCGTCCTGCAGCGAGAAGTAATACAGCGCTGGGCCAACGACGATGCGCGTGGCTGTGAATGCAATTTGCTGGAATGCGTCATTGCCCGTCGCAGCAGTGCCGGCCGTGGCCGTATTCGCGATCAACTTGCCGGCAGAATCGTACAGGATGAAGATCTTCTTCGATGCACCATCGACAGCCGATCCGTTGAGGTTGGAAAGGCCTGTTGCGAATACCGTGTTCGGCACAAAGAGGCTTGCCGTATATAAGACGTTATTCGCAGTCGTTGTGCTTGTTCCGAAGGAGCCATAAGCTACCGAACCAATCGGAACATTACATGCCTGAATCAGAGGAAGAGACCCCGGGTAATCCGGCAGAGTTCCCGGCACCCAGCTACCGCCCAGACAGTCCACCGTATTGCCGTAAGAACTGCCAGCACCGGTTGGGCTGGCAGTGACGAAGAACACCGGCAGAATTGCATTCTGCGTGCGCGTACAGGCACCCACTGGCAGGGTTCCAACGAAGGTTGCTCCATTCACACTGGCGCCGACGGCAGGTGAACCGACGACCGTGCTGATGGTTCCGGTATTCGGATTGAAGGTCCCGCTGTATCCGCAGAACACCTGCTTACCGGATGCGTGCGCTGTGGCGAGTCCTTGCTTTGCACGTAGCACGGTTAAGGTCGTACTGGAGATCGAGCGGATCTGAACCAATTCCTGATCGATCAAGCAATAGGACTGCAGCGAAGTTGTCGACGCAGTGATACCCGTCGCGCTCGCAACAACCATGGTGCCTGCACCGGCGGTACCGGGGGCGGTCATGGCGGTTGAAAGCGTGGTGCGCGTCGGAGAGGACTGAGCCTGGAGTGCTGGAGTGAAGACAACCGCCAGCACCACCATCAAGAGAAGCATTTTTACCAATCGAGTCATGTTCAAATCTCCTTAAAAGGTTTTGGTGTAGGGGCGGTCTGACCCCGCCCCTGCTGGTTTCGTCTTACTGCTGTGATCCGATCAGAACCGCGCAGCGGTCGCCGTAGGCGTTGCCGAAGCCGATCAGCGAATCAAAGCGGTTGATCCAACGACGTTCAACCGGATCGAATGCGCGAACGAACGCGATCGCAATTCCGGTGTCGTCGTCCTGATGCTGAGCTGCGATTTCCACCGAAGATTCCTTCGGGTTGGCAATCTTTGCGCCCGCCATGAAGAACGCCTGGTCATTCAGGGCCGCACCGAGAACGCCCGTCTTCGCGGAACCGTCAACGATCGTGGTTCCTGGCCAGAACGTGATCAGCGCCTGATCTGCCGCGAGCGCATCGACGTTCTGATAAGGGGAGCCAGGTCCGATGATCGATGGGTAAATCTGCAGCGTTGCCGCTGAAGCCACACCCGTCGTCGCCGCGGTGATGATGAAGTGCTTCACGCGGTTGGTCGACAGGAGCGTCATCGGGTTGACGTTGTTCACATTCGCAATGGAGATGTGATCGCCAGCCTTGAACGTGTCGCCAGTGCCGCAGGCCACCAGCAGTGAAGAGCCGGACTGGCCCGCGCCGGAAACCTTAAAATTGGCCTGAGTCGCGATGATTCCCGTCGTGTGGCTGCGGAGCGACATGGATGTAAACCAATCGGCGTTCGCGTACTGGCCGATGTATCCACGCTTCCATGCACGAGACAGCTCAGAGCCCGGATTGAAGTAGGCAATCGAGGCCGCGATCGCGCTTTCCTGCATCTGCGGCGTAAGGAACATGCCGTACTTCTCCGACGCATCCAACCCGGCGTTTTCCCACATGCGGGTCGTGGCGGCCGAGTAGGTCTGATAGCTCGTCGGCGTCGTTCCGAGCGCACCCACGACGTTGTTCGTGTTGAGGTACACAAACAGCGAGAAGCGGGATTCCGCTTCCTGGGCCATCTTGCGCATGGCCGGCGTGAGGTACTGTTTCGAAATCTCCGCTTCCGAGCGCTCGAGCTTCAGCGCGCGTTCCAGAGAATCCCACTCGAAACCAATCTGCATCCACTGGTCGAGAGTGACCGTGGTGTTGATGCGCTGAATCGCTTGTGGGTTATAGGTCTGACCGTCGGTCACGGTGAAGAGTTGTGGATACTTCACACGAACGGACTCGCCGACAGCGAATTCGCGATCGAATTCTTTTTCGTAATCCCAATTGGCGTAACCGCACATCGCAAGCATGTTCGTCAACAGACGAAGACACTCGGGCGCTACCCAATCGCTAAATACATAAGATCCAGGTACACCAGGCATTGGCCTTGCTCCTCGCGCTCAAGGGCGCGATAGGAAGGAAGTCCAATCAGTTCGCTTTGCGCTCCCGCAGCTCTTTCTCGTTCATCAAGCGCTTGTAGGTTTTGAAATCTTTGTTCTTCAAAGCCTGGGCGATCGGATCGAGAACAGGGGCGGCTTCCACTTCGGTATTCACTTCGGCGGAAGGTTTAGGCGTTGAGCGAATGACTTCCTTCAACGGTTTCGGTTGAGGAGCAGCCTTGGTGGACACGGACAGTTTGGCGAGTTCGGCTTTGGCTAAAGCCAGCTTTTCCCCGTAGAGCATGGCGCGGTCAGGATCGGATTTGACCCACTTCAAAAACTCCGCCGGTGATTCGTATTTCTCTTCACCTTCGATGAAAGTGAGTTCCGCAATGCGCGTGGCCAATTCCAGATTCTTCGCGACGGCGTAGGAACGTAACGCACCGTCCGGCATGCTCTGAATCGCTGTCATCGTGGCGTAAGACAGCGGAACATTGCCGTTGAAGACAACCTGGTCATAGTCCTTGTGCACCTTGCGGGCATCGTCAATCTGAGACGTCCATTTCTGGTTGAACTGCTGAGCTTCAGACTTTTGCTTTTCTCCGTTGAATCGATTGTCGAGACGACGATCCACCCACTCAGAGTCAGCCTTCTGCCAATCTTTGACCGCTTTGTTGAAGTCTTTCGGATCATCAAAGTTATTGATATCCGGGAATTCGGGACGCGGATCATCGCTGGCTACGGGCTTGGCTTCTGTTTTCGTCGTGACCGGGGCCGATGGCCGGTTAGCGGCTCTCTCACGTTCATAAACGTCCAGCCTTGCCTTCAACGCGATATTTTCGCGTTCAGCGGCATCCGCTCTCTTCGTGACTTCTCTGAAATTGCGGTCCTGTTTGGTTCGTGTCGTTGGTTGCTGCTCGGGTTTCGCGGTGCCTGGGGCCGCCTCAGTTTCCGCCGCTTCCGCGGCAGCAGGTTGAGTTTCTTCAGAGGATGCTTCCTCAGAACTCGCCTTGGGAGTCATCAGCTTTTCGGCGGCGTCCACGTCGCCCGTCATCCGGTAATGGTCTTTCGCTTTACCGTGCAAAGCATTGATGCGCTCACTTCTGGATTTGGTTGGAGCCTGGACTTCGGAGACTTCTGCGGTCTCGGGCGATACGTTGTCAATGTGTGTTTCGACAGCTTCAACGACTGCGGCTTCCGGTCCCACTATTCGGCTCCTTGATTTTGTGCAACGAGCGCGGGTTGCTGCTGTTGATCGGCCTGTTTCTGGGCGAGATCCGCTTCATGCGCTCGGTCTAATGCGTTTTCGGTGGATTGATGATCGAGCTGGAATTTGGCGCTGAGCACATCTGCGATGTGTTTGATTCGCGCGACTTCCGCATCGATCGATTCGATACTTTCTTTGACGCTTGCGTTGATGGTCGCCACTTCAACCTTCGCGGCATTGTCCATCTCATGAATTTCTTTTTGCAGGGTGAGTTCGGTTGTCTTCGCCTGCTTTTCCATCAACAACTGATCGCGCTCTTGCTCGAGCTGCTTCGCGTGAGCATTGAGCGCTTGCATGGCCTGCTGGGCCTGCGCAACCATCTGCTGCACCATCGCCGGCGACATTTCCTGCTTATCACCATTGCGAGCCTGCTGCATTTGCGGAGGCTGCATCGCTTCGATCATCTTCGCCAGGTCATCACCGTACACACCGAGACCCTTCATGCGGATGAGATCCGGCAGCACGGCCATCAGGATCATCGGATCCTTCACAGCACCCATGAGCGATTCGGCAAAGTCGGACTGTTCTTCCTGAAGCGACTGGTAGTACTTCGCGTTCGAAATCACGACTTCATGCCGGCCCATTTGCTGGTAATGGTTGTTGCCGATCTCCTGCGTCGAATAATTGCCCTTCACATCGCGCAGGCCAATTTCGCGCTGCGTGTTTTCGATCTTGGGCAAGAGCCGATTAATAATCCGGTACTGTCGGAGCTGAGCCATTCGCAGGGAGTTGTGATAATGGTAGGTCGCAACGTTCATGTCTTCCTGAAGTTGCTGGAGGGCTTTGCCAGATTTGGAAGCACGGTCCTTGCGCTCGGTCGAAGACATCCCGAGTGCATTCTGGATGGAAAGCAGGATGGAGACTTTCAACTCCAACAGCGCGGAAATCTGAGGTTCGCTGCGAACCAACTGCGGCAGTGGCAGCGGCTTTTCGGAGCCGTTCTCTTCGGTCGTCGCCTTCGCTTCGGCATAAGCTGCCGGCTCCCGATGCGCTTTGCGCCAATCGGTTGAGGTGTCGAACTGGCCTTCATATCCAAGCCACAGGAACTTCGGGGTGCGCGCCGCCTCTTCCTGGATCGATGAGATACAGAGATCATAGAGCAACTGCCCGGTTCGGGCTTTGCGCGTCTGAGAATCAATCACGCGCTTTCCGTTCTCAAACTTCACGCGACCGGTGACAACCAAGATCGGGATTTCTTCGTCTTCCCAGTCAGTCTCCTCGAGAATCTCGATTCCGTTCGTCAGGCATTTCTTCACTTGCGGAACGAATCGTTTGGAATCTCGCAGAATCGGGAAGGCGCGGCCCTTTTCGTAGCCGATTTCGGCATAGCCATCACCGCTGATAACGACGGCGTTCTTGTTGCGCTTCAGTCCGGGGATCTCTCGGCTGAGGTCGGGATCTTCATCGCGGGCGTCATACAGTTTCCCGCCGAGCTCAAACATCGACCAGCCTTCAGGCGTGCCATCATCGACAAGTAGCAGGCTTCCACGCTTCTTGACGACTTCCCAAAATGCTGCAATCTGGACCGTCTTCGAATCAATCCACTTTTGATAACCGGCTTTGCCGATGAAGCCTTCGAAGTCTTGGATCTTCGCGTTCGGATACTTCTGCTTGAATTCATCGTGCGTAATGCGCGACAGCTTGAACGCGCCACCCATATCGGCCCAGTCGGGCTTCTTGCAGTTCGGATCCACAAGCACGGACTTGTTGTCTTGGATCGGCCGGATGCAGACATACCGTTCCCATGAGAACGGACTGCGCCAATCTGTCTCGAGTTCCCAGAAACCGATCGAGGAGTTCACGGCGCTTGCGCCGGCGGTCAGATAGGCGTGTTGGCCGTTCTGCTCGTACTCAATCTGCCGGATCCGGTTCTCGACAAACTCGGCCGTCTTTTCGTCAGCGCCTTCACCTTCGGGCTGGACGTCAATCCCCATCGGATTCATTTCGAGCTGGTTGATCGTGATGTTGTTGAACTGGGTGATCACGTCTTCATGGAGACAGGGGCGTTCGTTACCAGGTGTCTCGCGGGCCTTGCGTTCTTTCTCTGGCCAGGGGCCGTCCATCGACAGGCACTTCATATCGGCATCGAGCTCTTCATGCACCCCAGACCAGGCGTCGAAATATCGGTCAAACGTCGACCGGATAGCATCGACTCTGGATTGATCGGCGTTCGGCTTTGGATCCTGCCGGCTCATGCGTAACGCTTCCTTACAATGCGACCGAGGACGGGATGTTGCTCTGTGCTGCGCGCGTCGGTGAAATTGTCTTTGCCCCGATGCCAAGAATTGCAATGCCGACACCGATAAGCTTCCAAGGGTGAACCGTTGCGATGCCGACCAAGCTTCTTCGCTTCGCGCTCGGTCCGACACTCTTTCCCAGTGATCGCACAGCGTTTGCCACGCGATCGATTGCCTGGAATGTGAAGGACACGCTTTCGTTTCATTTGCAGCTGTTCATTAAATGGTTCTTGCGCTTGCCGGCGCGTTTCTTCTGGGAATCCTTCGTCGGGCCGGTGTAAACCTCAGGCTTCGAATCCGTCTGCGCGCTGTAAATCTTGGTGTTCGGTTTCGGCATTACTTTCCTTTCAGGGACGACATCGATTTGCCGGTTTTCTTCGTCACGCTGGATGCGAACTCGTGAAGCTGCTGTTTCGACATCTTCAGTACCCCGCGATTCTTTTTGGAGACTGTCGACGGATTGTGTTCGGCCATCGCCATCAGCTTTCGTTGCTTCTCACTCTTCGCGGGCATCTGAAATCTTTCCGGCAAAAGAAAACGCCCCTCAAATCCCTCTCACGTGAGATTTGAAGGGCGCTATTGCTTCTTCTGCCTGTTACCGTCGCTGGCCGGCGCGGTACAAATGGATTTAGTTCGTTACATAGTCCTCGTGAATGATTCGTCTCGGATCGAAATTCAACGGCTCACAATTCGTCACAGGCTGCAAGCACGGACCATAGCCGGTCTGCAGCAAGGCATTGTCCCCGCGCACTTCCAATACGGAATAGCGCGAGGATGACGGCTGTTCGTGTTTCAACTTCACCAGGTCGCCGATGTGGAATTGATACTTCACGGTCGAACAATCCCCGGGGTTTGAATCGTCGTCGGAAGCTGCGGGTTCGGGAATTTCAAAAACGGTTTCATAAATTCGAACATCATCTTACGGCGATCGATGTTCTCCACCGGAAGCAGCATCGTATCCAGCGCCGCCTGGTTTGGCAGTCGCTCGGCCAGCAATCGAACCTCAGTTGCCTGAGCGAAGGCGTCTTTCTGCTTCAGTCGGCGAAGTTCTTTCTTGTTGAGGTGATTCTTAGCCATCAGTTGTTCCCGTGCTCGAGTATCAGCCGATTGCAGCGCATCTGCAGCTCATTGAATCGCATTTCATTCAACTGCATGGCGCGGGCCCATTCCTGGGAATCTTTAAGATCAGGCTGCTCGGCAGCTCCGCCGCCGGCAATCTTTTCAGCCATGAGCTCCACATTTTCGGCGCGCTTGATTTCCAGCTCCGCCTTGTCGCGAAACACCTGCGCATAATCACGAAGTGCATCCACCAATTCAGCGCGGACCAGATCAGCTTCTCGTTTCATGTGGAGGATGCTAGCAGCTTCCACGGATCTCCTTGTACTGAATCGCGCTTTCGTGAATGATCCGGTGATCGTCGTCAGGCCACTTCGTCACGTTCATCCTGCCGGCTGCCCAGTAGAAGCCGACGATGTCTCCGGGCTGTACATCCATCGCCTGCAAGGTCTCGCCGTAGATGGGCGTCGGATTCGCGACTTCGTTTGGTTGCTGTTTTCGCTGGGTGCGAGCGCCGGGCCCAACCGCGATGCGAGCGCCGGGCCCAACCGCGATCACTTCAGCGCGCCAGAGCTCATATGGCTGGCGCTTGGCGGAATCGGGAATCCAGAGGCCGTGCGACATCCGCTCTGGATGGATCAGGCGAATTAGGACGTGATCGGAGAGAAGGCGAATTGCAGGTGTGGGAGTTGAATCCACTGCATCTACCTGCTGCAATGCTCTACTCACGCGGGCACCGCCTGATATTCGTTGCGACACGTGAGGCAAATGGAATCGACAACGATCGGCTTAAACCCAGCCAGCGTTTCTTTCGGCGTGCTCTCTTCAACAAGTCGCTCCTGGTCGGGTGTGTACTGACCGAGCCAATATTTCTCGCACACACGACGAAACGAGCCTTCCTGCTGGAGAAGGTCTCGCATGCACGTGATGTCGTTTTGACTCATCGGCTATGTATAAGTGCTGCCCCGATGGAGTTCGTACACCGGAGCAGATCGGGAAACTGTCAGGAGAAATCGAGTTTAAAGTTTCAACAATCTGGATCTACCTCCAAGTTCTCGGTTGTGTCAATGGCTTTTTGAGGCAAAGTGGTTTTCTTGGCCTCGCTCAGCGACTCTTCATGCTCAACTCCACGCGCTCACCACCGACGAGCCCTGCTGTTTCTTCTTTCGCTCGCGCTCGAGGTCCTCTTGCTTCTTATCTCGTGGGAGTCGGTAGCGAACCGCGAGCCCCCTGAAGGCATCCGCACCATGCGATGCCCAATCATGAACGGGCTTGCTGGAGAACTGCCCCAGGGATTGCTGCCAGGTTTTCTTGTACTGGCGCAGGCAATCGATTCCGCGCTCCGTATTTTTCTCGTCGAAGTAACAGCGTGGAAGCAACACGCGCACCGCGGTGATTCCATCTGCCACTTCGATCCGTGGTGTGATCTTGAATGTGATCCCGTGCTCTTTCGCAATCGTGCGACGCGTCTTGCCCGATCCAATTTCTGTGGTTTCGATGTCATGCGGCGCCCAGTGCTCGCCGTAGGTGTAGCGTGATCGGCGTGCATTCTCGGTTTCAATGCGCGGATCGTTCCCGGGATTCGACTGCTGGCCTTTCAACGCTTTAATGGCTTCCGGTAATCCGCCGCCTATGTCTTCGTGATAGTCAATCACACGCACTTCGCCGGCGCGCGTTCGTTGCGTGAACCAAATCGCCATTGCATCGATGCCTAAGTCCCAATCGGTGTCGACCGGCAATGCAGGATCGTACGGCACACGGCAGATTTGACTGCAGCGTCGAAGCTCACTCATTTCCTTCAGGTAGAACGCGCCCTTGATGGCCGCCTCGACGGAGAGATACCACTCCTGATCGAACTCCTCCTGCGTCATCAGGCCCTTCAACACATCCTTGCGATCATCCGCCATCGCCTGCTGCAGCATCTGAATCGTGACGCCTTCTTCGGTCTGAAGTGATCGATCGATGTCCTGCCAAAGCGTGAAGCAATCTGGATCGTGTTTATCGGCTTCGTGGCGCTTGTATAAGTGATCTTTGCCTTTGATGGTGCCAAGGAAGATGGCATACCCGAGATGGTCCGCGAGCGCTTTACTCAGCACTTCAGAGAAAATATTTGCCGGCTGTTGGCTGAATTCATCAAAGCTCAAACCAGAGAACGCAATTCCCCGGAAGGAATCCGGCTCATCGGCTCCGAAAAGCTGAATCTTGTTTCCATTCGCTAAGCGATACAGCAGCTCCGCCTCGTTCGGCTTGCCACCGGTCACGGCTGCATAGTGTTTCAGTTTGTCCCATGCGACAGCTTTTGCCTGAACTCGAGTCGGCATCACATGGCCGTAATGTCGCCCTCCTGGCGGATGAATCAGTTCTTCGATCTGCGGAATCGTCAACGTCGGTCGAAGATACAGAAGCCGGCGCTTCTCCCATTCGTCATCGATGCCAGCGCGTAAATGGTGATTGCAAACAGCTGTGGTTTTACCAGCTCGTCGGTGCAGGAGCAGCGTGAGGAATCGTTTAAACGAAGCATGGAATGGCTTCGCCCAATTTCTCGGTCGATACGGGATTTCGACTACTCTTGCCACTTGAAGACCACCGGGCCGCCATCGTTGCCGGTCACTTTGACCTGCTCGGCCGGCTTATCGAGCGCGCGGTTTAGTAGATCCGTGAAGGCCTGCACATTGGGGTCTTTCGTAAAAATCCAGTATGTGGAGCCTTCCTTCGCACCCTTCGCGTTCAGTGCCTTCGCAATCTCATCCGGATCCGTGATGCGTTCGAATTGGCCAGTCTTGGGATTTCTGAGAAAGAAGTGCTGGATACCGGATGCGTTCGCGATCTGCGCGCCAATCATTTCCTCGAGTCGCTCAGTAATCATCTGGCGTGCGATTTCGCGGGCCTGCTCTTTCGCGAGCGTGGATGGAAATTTATAGCCCTTCGGCCGTCCTGCGCCTGTGCGTTTGCCGCCGTGGTTAGCCATGGTGTGAAATCAAGTTATTCAAACCGCTTTATCGCTCAAAGCGGTTCGCATAGTCAAGCACCGCATATTTAGTAACACTCCCAGCTTTCCTTCCAACCGAAGCCGCGCTTTATGAATTCCGCGCGCAACTGCTCCACGCACGAGCGCAGGGAATCGCACCAAAACGAAATGCCGCCGGCACTGCGAATCATTTCCATGTAATTTTCCTGCTCGAGATCCGGAACTTTCCCTGGCCGCTTGAATTCGATATCGATCCGAATCCCGCCAGGTCCGGATCCTGTCGAATCCGTCGCGCCTTTGTGGCCAAATGTGACGAGTCGAGTTCCGCCGCCGGGATTTGGAAGAACCATTCCGCCGCGATTTTGTCGCCACATCTTCACGCCCGGCACCGAGTTCAGCCACTGAATGCAGGCGGCCTGGATCTCCTTCTCGCGCGTATCGTCGAGCTTCGATCGACGCGGGGCTATGAATAGCCTGCGCTGATTGCGATTGACTCTCATGGCCGCTTCGATTTGCTCGCCAGTCTCTGCTTCAGACGTTCAGCCAGGCGTGCCAGCTTGCGCTTTGGGTTCGCGCGCTGGTTCCTCGGTTTCGTGAAGATGAAATTTCTCGGCTTCTCAAGATCTCCAGCACTCATCGCATTCCCTTTCCCGCGGTAACCGTCTCGAACTGCTTTTGAAATTCCGTGGCACGAGCACGGCTCTCGCGTTTCATTGCATCAAACTCGCCAGCCTTCAGCGGCTCCCAGTCTGGCGGTTTGTCTCCGCGATCGAGGATGTAGCGTGCATCGGTGATGCGTGGGCCCACCTCTGCGACTTCGCGCACAAACTCCAGTACCGTTGCAATCGGCGGCATCACGTGCGGAATAGTCCACGATTCGATGAGTCGCTCCACGGCTCCCTGAAGATATTCAAGCTTTAAAGTCTTCAGCTTTTGGTAGTACTCGAGCTGGGTTCGATCGCTGATCTCCACGTTCATCGCTGTCGCCAGCCTGACGATCAAGCGCAAGACTGAGTCTCTGTGCACCTTCGACGGTTCGTTCGGTTTTAGATTTGCTGCCATGTCCATTGCTCCGATTTGCATGGTTGATGGGTCGGTTGTATTGATCGATCGGTGAGTTCTTGAATACGGCGTAGCGCTTGGGATTGGCGAGGTCAGCGAGGCTGTACTGTCCAAGTGGGGACGCGAGGTAGTTTTGCGTCGCTTCTTCCCATCCTGGCGGCAGTTCGCGCGCGGGCGTTTTGAAAACTTTTCGCAGTCTCGACAGCATGACGAAATCTGCGGATTCGGTCGCATAGGGAACTCCAGTGAGTTCCTCGCATTTCGAGGCGAAATAATCCGAGGCTTGGTCCCGAGGTCTGGCGGCCGGCGGCTTGTCCGCCGGTGGGCCAGTTATAAGGGAATTACTATTTTCAAGATTGGGAGAATCTTGAAGAGGGGAATACTCTTCTTTCTGAGTATGAGTCTGGCATTGCTTAAATGCATGCTTGGGCGATGCTTGAGCAATGCTACTAGCATGTAATTCCTTCTCAGCATTGTGTTTGGCCCATCGGACAGAAGCAGCTTTTTTCGCTCTTTTTTCGGTGAATTTGGCGGTGTGCATCAAACGCCGTCGGTCCTGTTCAAGGCGCGGAGAGATGAGTCTTTCGCCGCCCTGGATCGAATGGAATTTCGGTCGAAGTTTGACCCATAAGCCGGCGAAGTAATCCACCGGTTCGTGAACGGATCTGGCCAGGACGGTGGGGTCCGAGGAAATGGATCCTGCAACCCAGCATTGGTCGATCAGTTCGCGATAAATACCCTTCTCCCGATTATCGAGTTCGATGTACATCTCATCGCCTCGCCAATCGGGAACCGACCACATGTAGCTGCTGTAATCGCTCAATTAGCCGTTCGATCCTTCAGGGCAAATAACCGGCTTCCCTCTTTGAAGCCGGGCTGGTTCACTGTCTCGCTCTACGTTGGAGCGAGATCGTTAAAAGTCCGGCGACGGTGACTCATCGCAAGCAACCGCCGGTTCTAACAACCATTAAAAACGTCAATTCATTGTTCGCCGGATCCGCCGGCACGGTTCGCCGCTGGTGCGGGAAACTTTTTAAGGAGGCCCGAACGCGAAAAGCATTCCGAGTGATAGATGTGCGGCTCTGATCGGAACCAGCGCGGGCCTTCGCCATTCCATGAACCGCTGAAAGGTGTAGCCGTATGCGAATCCCTTGCGACAGCCGGCGCAACGACTAAAGAGCCAGCGTTTGATTTGGAGCAGCGGTTCCACTTTGATCTGCCAGTGCCACACGTGCCAGCGCGGATGCTGGAACCACCATCGACGATCGCGCATGATGAGGCCGGCGATTGCTCCGAAGAATGTTTTGGCTTGAGCCTCGCGCCAGAACATATCTTCTTCGACGGTGTTCGGTTCGCCGGCGCGATACCAGTTCGAGTGATTAGCCGGATAGGAAACACAGACTGCCGCGAAAGCTGTCGATGTTGTTATGAGTCATATTCGCGGCCCATCGCGTGATTTTGTTCAGCGAGACATCGCGGCGAATCAGCCTTCGATTCTTCATGCACTGCGACATGAGAACGAGAGCGCCGAATACAAATCGCTCCACTTCAAGCGGATCGTCGTTCGACTTCGCGGCCTTACGCATGAACCACGGCTCGCGTGCTTCGTCACTCGCGAGGCTCTGAACAATCGATTTCAGTTCTTTGGAGAATGGCGGCGTAAACCAACCGCACGAATCATCAGAGCCGCCGATTTCAGGATCGCGGTGCCAGATTGTGATGAAGGTTTCGCGATAGCTTCGGTCGAAATCGTTTGTGCCTTTCTTGCCGTACTTCCGCCAGGGATATTTGATTTCATGGGCTACCGATGACGGATCATGCATGGATTTCCTCTCCTTCCGCGACGACGGGCGCAGCCCGGAGGAGCTCGAGTAATTTTTCCGATTGCATGACGGCGCGCTTCTCTCGTTCCGCTGCCTCCGCTGCCCGCGCTGCCCGCGCTGCCCGCGCTGCCCACGCTGCCCGCGCTGCCCACGCTGCCCGCGCTGCCCGCGCTGCCCGCGCTGCCTCCGCTGCCTCCGCTGCCTCCGCTGCCCGCGCTGCCCACGCTGCCCGCGCTGCCCGCGCTGCCCGCGCGGGCAGCGCTGCCCACGCTGCCTCCGCTGCCCGCGCTGCCTCCGCTGCCTCCGCTGCCCGTTCGTCCGCCGAGATAATCTCGCCTTTCATCAGGCGCTCCTGGAGAGCGGTCGCGGATGCGACCGCCTTGTGCACGTCGGGAAATTTCGCATGATCAAACGTCGCGATCACGCCGTCCGTCGGATCGCCGAGAATCCAATACAGAAAATGCGTGACGACCATCGAGCAGTCCGCGCCAGGCGCGATCGCTTCGTAGAACTTTTCCGGCCATGCCATCGCTTGCTCTTGCGGCATCGCTTCAAACAGCGCGTCCTGCAGATGGAACAGTTCAACCGGTACCCCTAGTTCATCGGCCAGCAGCTGGTGATTGCCGTACGAACCAAGATTGCGTTTTTGAATTTTGGCGAGCGAATGAATCGAGCAGCCGACGGCGCAGCCCTTAAAGTTGCCGTTGGTCCCTTCGCCGTACGTGCCCTTGACGAGCATGTCCTGTTCGCGATGCCACTTCACTTGCTCGAGCAGCGCCGATTTCAATGCGGGATCGGAATGATAGGCCTTCATAAGACGAGATTCTCCTGAGGTTTGGATTCGGTGAATGGAACGTAAAACGTTTCAGTGAAGGGAGTTGAAGCTGAAGTTATAGCAGCGCCAACCGTCCGAAGAGGGTTGGCTTTGTTATAACCGACTCTAAGACTCACACCCTTCACGAGATAGCGGTCGACAAAGATTTCAGGGACGGTCCGGATAAGGATTTCGCGCTTGGCTTCCATGCCCAAGTGGGCCCATTTCCGGAAAACTTTAACAACAGCGATGATCTGTTCCTCGCTGAATGCCGGCTTCCGTTCGATGGCTTCGACCTGGCACAACGCATCGAGTTCAGTTTCGAGGTCCCGCAGCTTTTCGTTCTTCTGCAGACGCGAGATATTGCCATCGATGAAGGCATCCGTGACGCGTCGCTTCTTCTCGAGTAGGGCATCAAAACGAGAGCGCAAAAGGTCATCGGCTGATGGCAGCCGGCTTTCCTCGAGGTTTGCCAGGTGGGATTCGATAATGCCGGACAGGAACGTTCGATCCGTCAGACGGCCGACGAGCTCGCGATCGAGGACCGGCTCGAGTAGGTGGCGCGACATGTTTCGATTGACGCAGCGGACAGCGCCGGGCTTGCTGTAATAGCGCGGCAGATTCGCTTTGCAGTGATAAAAGTCTTTGCGTCCGGTCGGCTCCGCAGCCCATGTATACATCGGCTGGCTACAGGCGCCGCAGTAGAGAAATCCACGGTAGCTGAAACGCGGGACAGATTGCGCATGGGCGGTGGAGTAGTGACGCCGTTTGGCGTCGACGATCGCGAGAATGCGCTGATGCTCCTCCTCACTTAGAAGGGGAGTCAATGGAATCCGCACCTTAATGACATCGTTCGGGTCGCGATCGATCTTGCGCCGATATCCTTTGCGTCGATGCGTCGGGGGAATGAAGCCGGCGGCTGACTGATCTTTCTTTTGTGAGTAAACCATCCAGCCGGCATAGATCGGATTTCGAAGAATTACCGGCACGCTTGAGCGTGAAAAGCCGGTGAGTTCCGCGAGCTTCTCATAAACATGCAAGCCGCCCAGGAACAGCTTGAACAGCAATTTCACCGGCTCGAGTTCCGCTTGGTCGTAGTACCACCCCGTCTGTTTTGTGTGCCCAATACCTCGAGCGAGTGTGTGTTCACCGCACGGATGATGACCTTCACGACGGCGAACTTCTTTTGCGGATGCAATGCGCTCGGCAATATCGCCACGTTCCAGGCCTGAAACTCCCGCGCGGATCCCAGCCATGAATCGCGCCTGGCGGCTTGAGAGATCCAGGACGTCGGTGGGGAAGTAGAGCGTGATTCCGTTATCGACGAAATGTTGCAGGATGGCGAAATCATCGAATCGTTCCGGCCGCATCAGGCGCGAGAATTCACGCGTGATGACTGCGGAGACCTTCGGATCCTCCAGGCATTTTAGAAACTCCTGATACTGGCTGGAGAAGAGAACGGCGGCGCCGGAAATATCCGCGAGCTCGAAGGTGCGCATCACATCGATGTCGTGCCTGGCTGCGATCTGCCGGATGATTTCCCGCTGCGCCGGAATGCTCGCGCGATCACCGTCCGCCTGGGCGCCGGTACTGACTCGTATTAATCCAATGCCAATTCGTTTCATGGGCGGCTACTGTAATCCGACCAGTTGTTTCGCGAGAACTTTTAAACGCGCGTCATCATTCGCGAGAATGGCTTCTTTGATTTGTTCTTCGAGATGGAATTGATCGTCGGCGATCTTCAGCGCCACATCGACGAGATCGCCGATCGGTTGAGGTTGGACTGGCTTGGATGTGGAAGCTTTGTTCTTTGACATTCCCGCTGACTTTCCATTCAACGGGATCTGTGGTTGGCAGCCGGAACCTATCCTGCCAGAAATATTTCAGTTGTCAACGGCTGATTTTGAGACTGGACTGAAGGTCCTAGTTTGTCCCGCCCTTGGATATTCTGGTCCGCTCCGAACAATTAAGTCCGGGCTTCAATCGGCCGTAAGAGCCGGAGGGATAAGACTGTGCCAAAAACTCGGAAACTTCCTGCCTACTACAAAGAAATCCGCTTCAAACTGAAGATCATTGTCACCTATGGACCGCCCGGCTTTTCCAGATCCATCCGTGGCGCGATAAGACAGATGTATGCCGATACTATTCGGCATCGCCGACCCACTCCTTTTCGAGTCCGCTAATCATCGATTCAACAGAGCGCTTTGCTCCAGGTACGTCAAGAACGGCCTGGAGCCGCTCATGTATTCCTGCGTCGGCATGTTTGCGAAACTTATTTGGCGACTTTTGGAAAAATTGCTCCGGCTCGACCTTCAACACTTCGAGTACGCCGAGCAACGGAAGCAACTGAAGATCTCCTTTCTCCGGATCGATCATTCCTCGCAGTGTCTGCTTGTGAATTTCCGCGGCCTTGGCAATTTCGTCTTGAGTCATCGTGGATTCATCGACCAGTCGGCGCAGCCTCCCGCGAATCCACCGAATTCGAGCCGCATGCCGGCTGAGTCGCGTTTTGGCTTGATGTCCCTTAAGTTCCACAACGGACTGAGATTAACGGCAGCCCGCCCAATCCAACAATAAAAACGTTTAACTATGTTTAAAATCGTGGTTGACATTTAAATATCATTTAACTATCTTGATATCACAATGAAGCTCGATGGAAACAAAGTAAGGCGGCTCCGAGTGAAAGCTGACCTAACGCAAGAACAGTTGGGAGAAAAGGCTGGCGTATCTGGGCAGACAGTTCTGAATGCTGAGGCCGGCAAGGGTATCCAAGATCTGAGCGCGCAACGCATCGCAACGGCGCTCGGTATCGAGGTTGATGAACTGGAAGCGCCAGACCTACCGGTTCCCCTCACTCCAGAAGCCGAGACGGAGCTTGTCCGTGAAGTCAAGGAATCCGCGAAAGAGAGCGCGTAGGTGAATGGAGCCGTTTCGCGAAACCACATTTGCCGCCGACGATCTGGGGCCGTGCCGAATGCCCAAATGCAAGCGCTCGGCAGTGAAGGGCTGTCGAGGTCAATGCCGGTCGCACTACAACGGCTGTTCGAAGTTGGTCCGAGAACGCATCACGACGTGGGCGCTCTTAATTGAGCAAGGCTGGGCCTTACCAACGCCGCCCACATTGAAACAGTTGGTTCCGAAAGCAAGTTGATTAACCGGGGATCTGCGGTTGGCAGCCACAAATCCTCCAAACAATTTCTCAGCCCCGAACGCTTCGAGCGGAGGTAATGCCGCAGCGATTCGAAGTTAGTACCGGGAAGACCGTTGAAGAAACCACGGCGTAAGGCGAGAGCAAACACGGAAGGAGTCTCTTATGAACTGCGAACACGTAAACGATCCAGAAACGTGTCCCTACTGCAAAGCCGAACATGGGCGATGCACGATGCCGAATCTTCATCGAGCGCTCACTGATCCTCGCGGAATTGGACTCACTGATGTCCTCATTGGCGCCGAGAAAGACAGGCCGGGAAGTGTGCGGCGGCAATCCGGTCATGACATCTGGCTCGAACGAACGACGGTGGGTGTTGCGTGAATAAAAATATCTCCATCTTCGCAATCGGTTTCATCGTCGCCGCTGCGCTCTCCGCTTTTAGTCACGAGATTGATGTGTTCCAGGCTATCGGTCTCGCGGTGGTGATTGCTGGAACCCTGCTGTTCATCTTTGTCGTGCTGACGCTGGCCCTGTTTGGAGCGTGGGTCCTATGGACTGTCGCGCTGGATAACCTCGGCGGAGCCGTCAGCGCTCTGAAAGACATGGGATTCATGAAGTCGGAGGGCAGGTAATGAGTCCCGAAGATCGCACGACAGCCCGTTCGCGAATTCTGCTCGCCATGGTTGGCTGCGATGAATTCGAACAGGATTCGACGCTGCCGGGCCGTGTGCGCCTGCGAGCTGCAGAGATAAAGAAACATCTGAGGCTGGCCGCGGCTGTGATTCCCCCGGCTGAAGAAATCGAGCGAACGCCCAATGCGCATCTCGGGGCGGTGGAACCATGACCACTAACAGCGCTCGCCCCCAGCTCCACTACTCCGCGCTCGAAATGCTCTGGAAGTGCGGCGAGATGTTCTACCAGCGATACGTTATGAACCGGAAGGTTGCGCCAACGATCGCGCTGCACGTTGGTCGCGGCGTCGATGAAGCGGCGAATCTGAACCTAAACCACAAGATCGAAAAACAGGAACTGCTGCCGGTGGAGCAGGTCCTCGATGTAGCACGCGATACGGTCATGCAAGAAATCGAGCAGCAAGGCATCACGCTCACGGCTGAAGAGACGGACGAAAAAACAGCGAAGGCCAATGCGGTCGACAAGGCCGTGCGGCTCACGAAGGCGCATGCGACGCTCCTGGCGCCAATCCTTCAGCCCAAACGCGTGCAGGCGAAGTGGTCTCTCGAGATTCCGGGATTCCCTTTTGATGTGGTCGGCACGCGTGACCTGGATGAAGTGAACGACACGATTCGCGATCTAAAAACATCGAAGCGGTCCGCGAATAAAGACACGGCCGATCGCTCCGACCAGCTCACGACGTATGCGCTCTCGAAATATGTGATCGAAGCCGTTTCGCTGCCGGTCACCGTCTGCATCGACACGATTGCCGATCTGAAGAAAGAAACCAAAGTTCAAACCCTGAAGTCCGAGCGCGACAAGAGCGACTTTCAGGTGATCGTCAATCGCATCGAAAACGCTGCCACCGTTCTCGAGAAGGGCGCATTCACGCCAGCACGTGAATCCGACTGGTGGTGCTCTCTGACTTACTGCGGCTATGCCGCCAACTGCAAATACTTCCGAAAACCGAAATCCGTTTTCATAGAAGGAGACTGAAATGTCCACGATTCAAGACGACGAACAAGTTGCCCTGCTCGAGGAAACCGCCGTTGCGGTCATGCTGCCGAGCGCTGCCGGCGCGCTGAACAAAAGCGAAGTTGAGGCGCAGCTCGACGCCGCACACAAATATCGGCGCAGCGTCCGGCAGTTTATGAACGACGCGATCACGCTCGCCACGCTCGACGTGGAGATCGCCGAGAGTTGCCTATACAGCTTGCCTCGAGGCGGAAAAACAATCGACGGCCCATCGGTGCGCCTGGCGGAGATCTGTGCCAGCGCTTACGGGAACCTTCACATCGGGGCGCGCGTGGTTGGTGTCGAAGAAAAGGAAGTCGTTGCGCAGGGCGTCTGCTGGGACCTCGAGAAGAACATCCGCGTGACGATCGAGTCCCGGCGCCGGATCACGAACCGCCAAGGCCGTCGCTATGACGACGACATGATCACCGTCACCGGGAATGCTGCCGCATCCATCGGGTTGCGCAATGCGATCTTCCGCGTGATTCCGCGGGCATACGTCAATCAGGTTTATCGAAAGGCGCGCGAGGTTGCTGTTGGTACAGCTTCCACCCTGGCCGCGCGCCGGCAGACGGTAATGGAGCGCTTGGTGAAGATGGGCGCGATGCCGGACCGGATTCTCGCGAAGATCGGAAAGCCCAGCGTCGACGACATCACCCTCGATGACATTGCCGTTCTTATTGGTCTCGGCACTGCGATCAAAGACGGCAATGCAACGGTGGACGAAACGTTCCCCGCAGCGCAGCCGCCGGATAAAGGCAAAGTCAACCTCGCTGACATCAAGCCCGGCACGGAAGAAAACCGCGGCCATGGCAACGAA